TTTTGAGTGGCGCGTTGATTTCTACAGCGCAGGCGCTTGGCGTACTTTGCCAACGGTTCAGACTGTCAACATTTTTCGCGGACGCCGACTACAAATTGACGACTATGCAGCCGACACAGGAACCGTCACAAGTCTTTTCCCGAGCGACTGGACGTACACCCCAAAAATGGGCGACCGTGTGCTTATCTACATTCACAAGCCAGGCATCACCGTCGGGGTTGACAACTACTCCTGCTTTTGGGGAAACATACGCGATGTAGATATTGACTACGGCCTAGTTACCAATATGGACTTGGTGACTATTAGTTGCGAAGGACTACAGGCAGACTTGGGACGCGCACAGTTGAACGCGTTCTCCCTTGTGCAAGACACAACCGATGAACAACTACTCCAAGTAGCAGCAGAAGTTGGCGTCGGCGTGGCGCAATTTTTCGGCAGGTCTATTGCCTCTGCTCAAACTTTTACGGGCAACGCTCTAGACATTGTTAACACTTTGACACGAACCGAAGAAGCGCGACTGTATGCAGGAGCATCTTCTTTTCAAGGCACAGAAAATATCTACTGGTTCGGACGAAACCAGACAGGTCTTATAGCCACCATTGACTTCAACGACGGCACAATTACACCGATGAACTCTGAACTTCTTTATGACGGCATTAGGTTCCGTTCTTCAACCGACAACTATTACAACCAGGTAACCATCACGCCTCTGTCAGTAGCTGCACAAGTTGCCTCAGATGGCACGACGCCAGTGTTCGGGTTACAGAAGAACACCGTGGACTTCTCAACAACGCAGGCAGATGATCACGCCGAGTGGCTTCTGGCTAACTTCGCTACTCGTAACAGTCAGGTCGCCGAAATTACTTTGACCGATGTTCAACAGGAACCGCTTGCTGGCCCTAACCCTTTCAACCGCCAAATGATTTCTGCGTGCGAAGTCCCAATTAACACTAAAGGAACAATCGGTTTCCGTGGCGACTCGTACAACGTGATCTATGAGGGCGTACAAATTAGCGCGACACCGCAGCAGACTCGAGTGACGTTGTATATGTCAGGGCAAGATAACAATGCATATATTGTTTTAAATAGCGATATTTACGGCAAATTAGACGAAAACAAATTAGGCTTTTAGGAGATTTATGGCTATAAAGACTTTTACTACTGGCGAAGTGTTGACCGCTTCAGACACAAACACTTACCTAGCAAACAGCGGGCTCGTATTTGTCAAGTCGCAAACAATCCCATCTAGCGCAAGCACCGCGATTACTGTCACAAATGCGTTTAGTTCAACATACGACGCTTACAAAATTACAATATTTGGGGGCAGCGCTTCAACTAACGCGCCGTTGCGTTTTGCTTTAGGGGCTTCAGCAACCGCCTATTATGGTGCATTAGTTTACGCTAGTTACGCTACGACAGTTGTTGGCGCAGCAACTATGAACAATGCTGCATATTTCCTTTATACCGGTTTTACCAATACCAACGGACAACTCACAACTATTGAAGTAAATAACCCTGCCGTCGCAAACATAACTACTATCCAAGCGCCTTTTATGGACGCTACAAACGCAGGACAATTGACTGGGTATCACGGCGTTAATACTGCATACACAGATTTTACTGTTACCCCAAACTCTGGGACTTGGACAAATAGCGTTATAACTGTTTACGGATACCGAAAGGCATAAACATGACTCGACCACTAATACAAATTGGCGACGAAGTACGCGAAATGACAGAAGAAGAATACGCCGCATTAGAAGCAACAGGTTGGAAAGAGTTCCCAGATGATTTGGCGGATTAGTTTTGTGGCGCTTTTGTTTGCGTCAATCCTTACCGCTTGCGGAGACCGAGTACGTCTTAACTGTGAGCCTCGAGTAAAGAACAAAGCACTCAGCGCGACCGTCACAGAAACAACACAAACAACAGAGACCCCACAATATGGGACAGGTGGCAAATGCTAAAGAAACCCGAGAACAGACTCACTAACGAAGAGATCAAAGCGCGTATCGTCATGATTGTCGCGTGTGGATTAACGCTTTCTTTTGTCGGCTCCGTCTTCACAATTTTGTACGGACTGCTATTTGTTTCACAGCCTGCGACAATGGCGGAACTTGACGCCCAGCAAATAAACATTCTCTCCTCGATGCTTCTCACCCTCTCGGGCGGACTCATCGGGCTACTCGCTGGAAACGGTCTCAAAGACAAGCCGAAAGACAAAAAAGATGACAACGCCTAAAGCAGCTCCGAAAAGTACAGCGATGCCGTACACAGGCAACAAAGACGCAACCGCAAACGGCAAAGCCACCCCAGGAGCCCACAAACTTCTCGACATTCTCGGCACTAAATGGGGCTTTAAGAACCTCGGGATCTACGCCTATCGTCCGATGCGCGGATCAACCATGCTTTCAGTACACGGCACGGGACGCGCTTTTGACGCTGGCTACAAACAATCCCAGCAAGAACTCGTTACAGAGATCTGCGACTGGCTCGCCGACAACCACGTCTCCCTAGGCATTGAAGAGATCCATCAGTACGTCTGGGGAACACACGGACGCGGTTTCCGCTGCAACCGTGACGGAAAGCCAGGCTGGAAAGAATGGGACGCCGAAAACAACGGAGGCCCTGGGGGCTATTGGATCCATGTAGAAGTTTCGCCGACGTTCGCCCAGAACCCTCGGCTCATTGTGCAGGCTTGGAAAAAGACGATCCCCACTTTCGTCACACCGATCGTGTAAGTTCTCTAGCGTCACCTTCTATCCCTACTACGGAGGCACTAATGGCAGGCAAAATTATTCGACCCGACGACTGGGACGAAGGCACTCTCTTTCATGCACCATTGCATCGAGAACCCGACCGTCCCACTAGCGTCCAAGGCGCTCGAGACGTTAAACACAGGCGAACATCCCAGGCGATGCTTCTGCTTATTGAGTACCGTAACCACAACCTCACCGATGAGGAAGCAGGAGCCCGATCTGGGCTTATTAGGCGTTCACGGTGCTACTGGAAGAGGTGCTCGGATCTTCGAGCTGCAGGCTATATCGTGCCTACTGGAGCCACTCGGATCGGCTCTTCAGGATCAGCACAGATGATCTGTGCAATTACCCCAGAGGGCCTCAAGGCTCTTGATTAGGAGGAATTATGTTCACTCGATCAAAGGATCGTCGTTAAGCGACTTGCGGCAGCCGTGCTTGTTATTGCCGCTTTCCACCCATCTCCAGCAAGTGCCGAGGCTCTGCCCTTCCGATGCGAATACTACGCAACGAAAGCAGTCCAACTCGGCTGGCCTAAAAAGGAGAAAAAGATGCTAAAGAAGATTATGTGGCGCGAGTCGCGTTGTCAGACAACGAGCATCAACCGCAAAGACCCGTACGGCGGATCTTTCGGACTACTACAAATAAACGGCAGTAATGTCGGCTGGGCAAAGCGTGAAGGCTTCATAAAAAGCCGAGACGACTTAACCAAAAGACACCAAAACCTCAAGGTCGGACTCGAGCTGTGGAAGCTCTACGGATGGCGACCATGGGGAACCAAATCATCCCAATAACAGAAAGAGCCCCTACATGACATTCAACTTAGACAATTACGAGCCAGTAGCGCCCAGGCTGGCGCGATGGCTAGAGAACGTCGCCAAGTCCTCAGTCGTTCCTCGAGTTATCACAACGCTCATTGCTTACGAGCCAGGCAAGTGGTGCATCTTCAAGACTGATCTCTATGAAGGCGACATACTTGTTTCGACAGGTCATGCCTACGAAGAGCACACCGAAAGAGGCGTCAATTCTACAAGTTTCATGGAGAACTGTGAAACGAGCTCGACGGGACGCGCTTTGAGTAATTATGGGATGGCAGGCTCAGACCCGTCAAAGCGCCCCTCTCGTGAAGAGATGACAAAAGTACAACGCATGACACCCAGCGACGCTCCTGAAGGCACACAACGCCCACAGGCATCACCTAACAAGCAAGCATCAGACGCGCAACTTGGGCTCATCCGCACACTTTCCAAGAAACTTGGCTTCGAGGCACACTTCCCACCAAATTTCACGAGTTACGACGCCTCCCAGGTGATCCAAGAGCTCAAAGGCAACGTCATCCCACTCGCGATCCGTGCCGAGTCTTTCGAGGATCCGTTCTAATGGGCCTCATTCAAAAAGCCATCGCCTGGGCAATCATTGTCGGCCTGATCACATTGGTCATCGAGGCCATCATTTACGAGCGCGAAGTATCAACAAAGAGCAAACAGGAAAGGCCCTTCTATGAGTGACGATCAAGTCTGGAACGCATTTATTAGCGCGATACCTGCACAAGACAAAGCACGACACGACCTAGAGAACTTCCAGGCGCGACTTCTCAAAAACGCGCTACAGGAAATCGAGGATCTAAAATTAGAGATCATCCAGCATCGCGCCGAGATCGTGCAGCTTGAGGAAGTGCTGCAGGGCTACTCGAGCCTGCTGCATGACGTAACACAAGACAGAGACCGCTTTCGCGACGACTGGAAAGCAATGACACAGGAGTTATCAAGATGGCGAAAATGACAGAAGACGATCACTACGAGATCAAGGTTTACCCAAAAGGCAACAGGGTCGTCCTCAGGTTCGTCGGCGACTGCTGGGACGTGCATAACTACGAGATGACATACAACTCGTACGTCGCCCCATTAGTGAGGCGCTACTCAAACGACTGGATGACCTGGGGCGATCGGATCACACTTACTCACGGCTATTACGTCTGGACGTGGGAACAGCGCGAACTAGACATCAAAGGCGACGG